GATAGGCATCAATCGCATCCTCGATCGGCTCCCGCACCTGCTGGACGCTGACACCGTTATCCAACGTGACGGCCGTTTCCACGTCGATCGCCACGCCTTGCGCGCCGCCGATCGTCACCTTATGGCCGATCGGCGCCAGCCCGTATCCCAGTCCGCTTAAGGCCGGCGGATCGATCGCCTGCTGCACGTCATGGACCAGCGCCGGCGACGGCACGCTCCAGTCGGAAGCGATGATCGTGCACTTCACCGTGCCGCCCCCGTTCCATACCGGAAACACCTTCACGCCGCCGACGCCGTCCATGGCGCCGACTTTCTGCTTGTAGTCCGCGACATTTCCGCCGAACGCCGGCCGGCTGATCTCCTCGAAATACCGCTGCCGGAGCGTCTCGTCGTCTTCCTCGTCCTCGCCCGGCACGAGCACCGCGCCGAGCTCCGCCCGGGAGAGGCCCGGCACGAACGTGATCGGCAATAGCGCGCCGAAGTGCTGATTGCCTACCGTGCCAGCGGTCTCGCATTCCAATGTGTAGACGCCGGCGGCGATCCGGGAGACGGCAGCGTAGTTCACGCCCTCAATCGAAAACCGGCTGCCGAGCGGGATGTCGAGCGGCGCGTCCTCGGCGCCGTAGAACCGCCCTTCCCGCCGGGCCCTGGTGGCCGGCCGACGGATGATTCCGAATTCTGCGGTCCGCCGGCTCAAATATTCGCCACTGGCTGTGTCCGCAAAGGACAGGTTGTAGTTGATGTCGAGCTCGGCATACAGCTGCGCGAGCTCTGCGGCAGCCGGCGCCAGGGCGTCGTAGATGACCGATCCCGGCCTTTTGTCGACATCGGCCGGCACCCGTTCCATCATCCGCTGCAGGATCGCTTCGAAGGTCTGATGCTCATACACGCGCCGTCACCTCCTCCTGGAATGAACCGAACGACGACACGACTGTGAACCGGACGGTCGCGGTGTCTCCAGCAATGTTGATCTGAAAGTCCGTGACGCTGTCGACCCGGTCGTCCTGCGTGAGCGCCTCGGTGATCCGCCGGCGCAGCTCGGACTGGACGAACACGGGATCCCGACCGACCAGGTTGGCAAGCTCCACACCGTAGTCGGCGTCATAGATTATGTGCCGGAAGCGTTCCGTCTGCAGGATTTTGGTCACCGCCTGCCGGACCGCGTCCAGTCCGTCGATCGTCCCGGCTGCACGGCCACGGTCGAAGTCCAGCCGCCACGTGCGAGACGGCTGCGTGGTCGTTTCCGTGTTCTGCGTGTCAATGCTTCCCCCTGCCGGAATCATGCGCCCACCACCTTGTCCAGAATCAAGTATTTCTGGCCACCCTGGACCCGGAGCAGCGCCACCCGGTCACCGGCCTGGAGTCCCGGGCGGATGACGACCGGCTCCGTCAGCGCATCTTCGGTCGTGCCGCTGGGTGCGGTGTGCGCGTGCCGCAGGTTGATCTCCAGCCGGGTCAGGGACTCGGGCACAATCAAAAAATCCGCGTCGAGCGTGAACCTCTGATCAACGTTCACCTCGAGCGGATCTGCGCGTGTTACCGCCCCAAACATCACGGCCACCGGGGCGGCGGCTTCCACGGCCGTCAGAGCGGCCTGGCGAATTGCGTTCAGCATATCAGATCACCTTCAACGTGATGGACATCGTGTGATCGGCGCCGTCGAACCGGTGCGTCACCTCGTCCACCATCATCGGCTGGTTGATCCCGAGCGACTCAATGACGACCGGCAGGTACATGCCGGTGCGAACCCGGATGTCGCCTATCGCCTCCAGCTTGAGCGTGCGCTGCTCCCTGTTCTTGAGCGCAGCCAGTCGGTTCAAAAGCTCATTGATCTGAGCAGCGTTCATCTCCTCATCCACGGCCTCGTACAGCTGGAGCACGCCCCACCGGGCAATGTTGGCGCTGTCCTGCACCATATAGACCTCACGTTTGCCGGTCTTCTGGTTATCTTTGTACAGCTTGATCCGGTTGTACGTGTCCGAGTCGATATCTCGGCCGTACTCAAAACCGGTCATCAGGCTGCCGTCGCCGATGTAAAAACCGGCCTCGAACGCTCGCACGTCCCGGAGCGACAGGGCGCCGAAGTCGTCGAAGAACACGAAAAACCGCCCCGTGGCCGACATGGTGAGGGTGTTCGCCTTCTCGATGATGTCGAGCAGCGTTTGGCCGTCTTCGACCATAGACGGGATCCGGTAGCCGGTATCGTCGATTCGACCGACTTTCAGCTTGAAATCGGCAGCGATTTTCCGGATGACGTCGCCGGTGGTGACGTTCTTGAACACATAGGTGTCTTTGTTGAGCAGATATCGGACCTGGTCGTAGGCTTTGATGCTGATCTCGGCGTCGCGGTTTTGCTTGACGTTGAACACGTACCCGTAGAAAACATTGACGTCGTCCTTCCGCACCCGGACAATATCACCGTTTTGGACCGTGAACGCCTTGTCCTGGTAGATGCCGCTGCCGATGAGCGTAAAGTCGACGCTCGCCGGTCGGCCGACGCGCGTGGTCGTCCAGGTCAGGTCCTTCGCGATCTCCGAAACGTCCCAAACACGGCCGTTTTTGTTGTCGATGAGGATTTCAAGCAACGCCCCCGCCCCCCGTGGGCAGCTTGAGCACCGTCCCTACCGGCAGGGACTTAAGCTGCGCATCGGTCAAGCCGTTCAGGCGCTGGATCTCGCGCCACCTGCTGCCATCACCCAGCACCTTCTGCGCCACCTTCCATAGGCTGTCTCCGGCGACGAGCGTGTACGTTTTCGGCGGAACACGCTCATCCGGGCGCTTCGGTTTCGGCTTCTGAACGGTCGTCCCGCCGCCAGTCTGCTGCGCCACCTGCACCCGCCGAGCAGCATAGAACCGGTATTCTTTCAGCCGAAGCGAAAAAGAAATGTCGCCGGGGCTGCCGGCGACTTCTTTCCATTCGAATCTCTCGATACTGACCGGAGTATTTACTTCCATCGTGGCTGTCACGGCAGTGAGCCGGATCGGCCGTTTCGAATCCCACCATTTCATGATGTAATCGACGTAGACCTTCGGCTCCAGCACGATCGACGCCGTAATAAATGGATACGGCTGCGCCGGGAACAGGCTTTCGATCGTGTACTCGGCGAGCTCCCGGTCCTTGATGACGTTGATCTTGCCGAGCTTGTACACGTCATGCCCGGCGCCGTCGCCGCTCATAGACGGACCGATCTCATTCGGGAGAACCGGCAGTTCAAAAACTTCCTGCTGGTTGTTCCAGGAAAGCCAGATACCATATTTGTTGGCCAAAATACCACCTCCCATGCAGGTGATAGAAACATTTTACAGAATGTTGTAATTGCGGGGCGCGAGAAGAGAAAGGTTGATGTTCATGGATCTTGATCTCGAATCATTATTTGGCAACGAGGACATCGAAATTGATTGTCCTCAATGCCAATCGAAATTTAGCGTCAAATTCAGAGAAATAATGACGGACGGCAACATCGTGCAATGTCCGCATTGCCAAGTCGACATACAGCTGAATCACGACGAGACGACAAAGAAAACTCTCTCAGATGTTGACCATGCGTTTGGGGAATTTAACAAATCCTTCAAAAAGCTTGAACGAACCTTAAAGAAGTTTGGCAAATAACCCTTCTTCGCGCCCCGTATTCAGGTGGTTAGCCGTTTCAATTCATCGACTGCTTCATGGACGGCGGTAACAACACTGTCATCCATTTTTACGATTCCAACCAGCTGCCCTTCCTTTCGGTCACAAACCACTTTCGTCGAGCGAACGATTTTTTCCCGTAATCTATCAATGGTATTTTTGATGATGTCCTCAGCCAACTCCGTACACCCCCTTTGCCGACGAGGCGATTTGTTCGGTGAGCACCATTTCGATCTTTGCCATCACTGTATCAAAGTCAACATCTTTGCTGATCGGTCCGGTCTGCACCCGAACCGACGGGCGGAGTGTCACGAAATTGTTGATCGCGTTGATTTCCGCCAATTCCCGCATCATTTTCAGATCTTCGCTGCTGATATCCACGGTGTCGCGGATTTTGCCGACTTCGCCGACTTTGTTGATGTTCCCCAGCTCCGGCATTCCAAAAGCACTATCAAGCTTAGGAATATCGAACATACCGCTGACTGCACCAAAGGCTTTCTGCACACCATCCGCCGCGAAACGTCCAACAGATCGGCCAATTTTTTGCCCAAATTTAAACGCTTCACTGTAATCCTTTTGTTCAAAGCGCATTAACTTCACAACATCTTCTTCGCTTTTAAGATTATCACGGGCATCTTCAAGACGATTCAAAAGGTTACTTAACCCATCTGTAATATTCACTTCCAAACCCGGAATTTTGTTAATAATGTTCTCAATCCCTTTGGCCAAATTCTCCAACCATTGCAGGGCGTTAATGACGAGGTCATAGAAAAGTTTTTTCACGGCATAAACAGGGTCTTTCCATACGTTGATAAAGAACTCTGCAACAGACAGCACGATGTTGGCAAAATAAGCAAATCCGTTGTAGAGGAATCCAAATAATACCCCGAAGATCCCGCCGACAAATCCAAGAACTTCAGCAACCACGTCGCCCCATTGATAGAGCGCATAAATCAAAAAGCCGATCGCGGCACCAATGAGCAGAATCGGCCAATTGGCCGCCAACCAAGCAGCAGCCTGAGCCAAAATCGGACGGACGGTCGCCCAAAGCGCTTGTACCCACATCCAAGTTTGCTGAATTAGAATCGGCAACAGCGCCGAGCCGATCGTTACCAGAATCGGTTCGATGATCGACCAATTGGATTGGATGGTGTTAGCGATCCAAATCAGCGTCCCGAGCAAGACGTCCGCCGCCTGTGCTGCAACATACAGCGCCTGCGTCAGTTTCTGTATGACGGCTGCACCTTGTGCCGAATTCAGCCATTGATTCCACCGTTGAAAGACTGGTTGGAATGCCCGGAAGGCTTCGTTTTTCAGCTGTTGAAGCAAATCGCCAAACGTTTTCGGCATAGTTTCGAACTTTTTGTTGATGTCATCGGCTGCCATAAACAAAGCCGCTTTGATAATGTCCGCCGTAATCTCTCCTTTGGCTGACATTTCCTTCAGCTCACCTTTAGCTTTCCCGGTAAATTTGGCGATTGCATCGGCCAGCATGGGCGCGTTTTCCATGATGGATCGGAATTCGTCTCCCTGCAGCTTGCCAGCCGCCATGGCCTGCGTCAGTTGGTACATACCAGCCGTTTGCTCTTCGATTGAAGCCCCGCTTACTTTGAACGCCTTCTGCATCGTTTCCGCGAAGGCGACGATTTCGTCGTTGTTTTTGAATGCATCGCCTGCCAACATCCCGAGCTTGGCGACGCTGTTGGCCATAGCCACAAAATCGCCGCGGGCTCTCTGCGCTGCGGCGAAGATTTGGTCTTGCAGCCGTTCGACCGACTGACCTTCATCAACGATCAAATTCAGGCGCGCCTGGGTGGAAACGAAAGTGTCTGCAGCCTGTACCGCGCTTTGTGCTGCCTGAGCCGACAAATATGCAGCAGCCACTTTCTTGGTGAACGCCAATAATTGATT